CAATCTAATGAACGCACAAGATTATGCAACACTTACCGTTGCAGTAATGACAATCATTGGTGGCTTTGCAGCCTCTGTGCGTTGGATGGTCAAGCACTACCTTGTAGAGCTTCATAAAAACGGTGGTACCTCGCTACGTGATGCCGTTGATAGACTTGAGGCACGAGTAGATGATCTCTACAAACTAGTTGCGGAGAAGTAATGCCTGAACTTAATGCCAATATCCCACCGATTGACTGCTTTGTGCGTGGTAACTTTCTACGCAATCAGAAAGATAGCCACGATTTATACTTTCCCTGTGTAATCTTTGGCGTAAGCACAGTCCAGAATAGAAGCCCACTCTTTCACTTTATGATGGAAGATGGTGGCATCTGGTGGCGTATGCCCATCAATGCCTTCTGTGCCAAGCCAGATGTACCAGAGGTGGACTTACACAATCTAGTCTTGTGGAACTCCTTTAGTCCTTTCATATCAGTAACCAAGTTTAGTAACCTGACCAACCTGAGCCTGCACTACACGGACAGGGAGAAGAACAAGGTCAATGGCAAGTATCTCTTTACCCTTGACTGGCACAATCCTGATGCCAACAGGCTAGATGATGGCTACTCAGAGACACCTGATGAGCACAAGTGCGGTCACGTGATAGAGCGAGATGATGGCAACTATGCCATTCAGCCTAACAATAGAATCTTTGTCTTTGAGCCATCCTATACAACCAAGTATGGCAATCCTCTTATCCACAGAATTATCAATGATCGCAAGTGGGATGTAGAAGATAAGAAGAAGTGGGTAACAGAAGACTCAAATGCTTTTCATTACGAGATAGAAACTAAGAAGGAAAATGAATGACACCTGTTGCCAAGAAAGCCACACCTGCTGCAGTTGCTGTGTTGCGCCAAGCGACGGCGTTAAAGCCATTACGCAAGAAGATAAGCGATGGTCTACTACCTTCTGCTGCTCATCGCAAAGCCAGTCCTGACTCTGACCACAACACAGGTCTAGCAGTTGATTTAACTCACGACCCAGTAAATGGTATTGATTGTGCTGATATCTTTGAGAAGTTAAAGGAAGATAAGCGAGTTAAATACCTGATATTCAAGGGAAAGATTTGGTCTAAGAATAAGGCCAAGCAAGGTAATAGAATCTATACTGGTATCAATAAACACAATAAGCATTTACATATCTCCATCAATGATGGCACCGGTGATGATACAAGTCCCTGGTTCTGGTGGATGAACTCACCAAAGACCATCAATCAGATTCTTGCAGCCCTTACTTCCCTGCCTGCAAAGAAGGCATACAAGACCGAAGTTTGCACCTGCTGTAAATTACACGGTGCAAAGCCATAATCCCCTAGGAGGAAACAATGGAACAATTCAAACAAATCGCACTTACTTGGTTTAGAGCTGCCGCATCTGCTGCTGTAGCCCTGTACCTTGCGGGCGAGACGGACCTCAAAACACTAGCAATGGCTGCACTAGCCGGTCTTGCTGGTCCATTATTGAAGTGGCTAGATCCATCAGCCACAGCATTTGGTCGTGGGTCTAAATAACCCATTAGCGCGAGGCACGATAGAGGCTCACCCCGAAAGGGGTGGGCTTCTTTTTTTGTCTCTAAAATATGCCAGAGTTTGAATCACCCGATAGGTGAGTCTTGAGGCGGTGGCAGTTGGCACACAAGGTCTGTAGATTCTGTGGCGCATTATTGAATCGGTCCCCGTCTATGTGGTCTACATCGAGTTGACTAGGGTGCTTGGGTATGAATGAACATAGTTGACATATTGCGCCTTTATGTCTAATGTATGGATAGACGCTGTTGTTGTAGTTGCGCTTCCAGACAGTTCGACATTTGTATCTACTAGAGATTACCTTCTTCTTATCGCGTAGCTTTATCTTTGTCGGACCACAAATTGAGCAGATAGCAGTACGCTCTGCCTCGTTAATCTCTGTGATCTTGTGTTGCATCTTTATCTGCTGGACAGGGGATGGTTACTAGGTTGCCGCAGTTGGCACAGGTGGCATCAAGAAACCACCAAATGATGTCAAAGTCCTCAAAGGATACTAAGGCGTTAAAAACCTGCGAGCCACAGGAACATACGTGAATGGGTCCTAAGCCCCGCAAATCGGCCCCGAAGGGCTTAGGAAGGCTACTCCTGCGCCATCTAAAGGATGGCAGGGTTGGTAGACGGAACGGCATTGGTACTGTACTGACTACCGGTGCGTCCCCCAAGGGACGCCATCTGGTTTAATTCGCCTCACGGCTCATATTGTAGCGCCTAGTAGTGTTGCTTCGCAACGACACGCCGAGGAGATGATATCCTCTAGTATGACCACAATCGTAGCGCTAGAAGGTATTGACTACGCCGTTCTAGTAGCTGACTCACAGATCACCGAAGATAACCTCATCTCTATCTCAACATCCACGCCGAAGATTGTTGAGGTAGGCAAGTTCCTATTAGGTATATCAGGTGATACACGCCCTGGCGATATCCTTGCCTATAACTGGAGGGGGCCACTCTACAAGGGTGAGGACCCAGCCCAGTTTATGGGGCGTAAGGTCATACCTAGTATCATCACGGCTTTTACAGACAACAACTACGACTACAACAAGGAGAACAAAGATGGTGGCTTTGATTATCTCATTGCTTTTAACGGTAATATCTTTCGTATTGCTTGTGATCTCTCTTTTTTCCAAACAAATCACGGAGCGTATGGCATTGGTAGCGGGGGTCAGCTTGCTCTTGGCTATCTGTATTCAATCTGCAAACCTGATATGGACTTAGCCTTTGCTAAGCGACACGCCCGACGTGCCGTTGAAATTGCTTCGGTGCTTGACGCTAATACAAACAAGCCCTTACAGTTAGTCATCCAGGAAAGGATGTAAATGACTGATATTAAAGCTCTTCTTCTTGATGCACTCAAGGCAGGAGATGCTAAGCGTTCACGTTCAACACAGGTACAGATAGGTCCATCTGAGTTAGGTGGATGTCGTCGCAAGGTTTGGTACAGACTCAATGACCAACCAGAGACCAATGATAACGAGTTAAAGCTGGCTGCCATTATGGGTACTGCTATCCACGCAGAGATTGAGAAGGCACTATCTGATAATGCAGATGTGATGCTTGAAACCGAGGTTGAATACAATGGAATGAAGGCACACATTGACTGTTTCGTACCTAGTACCGGCGATGTGATTGACTGGAAGACAAGTAAGATTAAGAACCTTGGATACTTCCCATCAACGCAACAGCGTTGGCAGGTACAGGTCTATGGTTATCTCCTAACAAAGAACGGTTATAAGGTAGAGCGCGTATCACTAGTTGCTATCGCACGTGATGGTGATGAACGTGATGTCAAGGTACACACAGAAGAGTACAACGAGGCTATGGCCTTGGAAGCATTGAACTGGTTATCTGCTATCAAGGAGTCAGCAGATGCACCAGCTCCTGAAAAGGATGAAAGTTACTGCAAGTTCTATTGCAAATACTATGACGCAAGTGGGCAGATGGGATGCGTTGGTCTAAAAAAAGAACGTACAGCAGTCAGTAGTGTGCTGATTGAAGATGCAGAAGTTGACAAAAATGCACTGTTCTTTCTACAGTTGACTACTCAGATTAAAGATTTGGAAAAGCAGCAAGACTCTTTGAGGGCCTCCTTTGAAGGTTTGCTAGGTGTCACAGCAAGTGGCATCGAATTGAGTTGGACTACAGTGGCAGGACGTTCTACTGTGGACGACAAAGAGGTTGAGAAACTTCTAGGTTTTGTTCCTAAGAAAGTTGGAGCAGAGTCATTTCGACTAAACATCAAACCAAGTGGAGGAAAGTAAATGGCAACAGAGGGAACTAAGTTCCAGATAAACTACAAGTTAAGTGATGGAACACTTATCAACTTGTATGCAGCAGATGTAAAAGAGTTAGAGGCAGGTCTTGCAGATCTTGCTATGAACGCAATGAACATCAGAGCAACAGGATTTGAACTAGCAGGTGGTAGCCCAGCACCAGTGCCATCAGTTGCATCAGTAGCACAAGCCTTCGGTGGCACATACACAGCACCAGCACCGGTTGCATCAGGAACTAATAATTCCTGTAAGCACGGTGCAATGACATTCAAGACAGGTACATCAAGCAAGGGTCCTTGGCAGGGTTGGATGTGTCCAACACCAAAGGGCGCACCAGATAAGTGCGACACAATTTGGATTAGATAGCTTGTTGAGAGGGATAGGGTGCTCAATCTTTCGCGTGCGTGGAGTGGTGTGCTTACCAAGGCAACACCGCTACCTGATGTATGGAAAGGTTTAGTAGCCGAAGGTATTAAGTTTAGGCGTGGTCAAGTCTGTATGATTGCTGCTGCTCCTAATGCTGGTAAGTCAATGTTCTCACTTATCTATGCAGTCAAAGCAAAGGTTCCGACTTTGTTCTTTTCTGCTGACACCGACACGACAACAGTAATGATGCGTGCTGCCTCTCACCTTTCTGGTCATTCACAGGTGTCCGTTGAGGCAAATCTGTCAAACGATTCACACTATTACGATGCTCACTTGGATAAGGTTGCACACATCAAGTGGGTATTCGACTCATCACCATCACTTGATGATCTCGAACTAGAGGTTCGGGCCTACGTTGAACTCTATGGTATGCCACCAGAGTTGATAGTTATTGACAACCTGATGAACGTAGCAGCAGAGACCGATAATGAATGGGCAGGACTTCGTGCAATTATGATGGAGTTCCACAATATGGCACGCACAACAGAGGCGTGCGTAATGGTCCTGCACCACGTATCAGAACAGTCAGAGTATGGCTCACCTACTGAGCCACCTCATCGCAGAGCAATACACGGCAAGGTATCTCAGCTACCTGCCCTTATACTCACACTAGGTTATGACCCTAGCCAGGGTATTCTCAAGGTGGCACCGGTCAAGAATAGGTTTGGGCCACACTCAGCAGATGGCAAGAAGTATGCACAGTTACTAGTAAATTACGCAGCAGTACAGATAGGCGATCAAAATGAGTTTGGTTGGATGTTACGCAAAGATACTATCGCTGGATACCAAGGAGGTTACAATGTCTGAAATAATGGAATGGCGCAGTAAGAATGAGTACGAGCAACTATTAAAGCGAGTTGACATATTGCAGGCAGACTTGGCTAACTTTGTTGGTGCAATCCTGCAAGCTGGAATTGTTGAACTTGTTAAGGATGAGCAAGGTAATCTTGTCTATAAGATTAACAAGGTTGTAATTGTAGATGAGCAAGTACAACAAGACTAAAGGAGCCACCTTTGAGACTGACGTACTCAAGTGGCTACGTAAAATGGGAGTTCTTGCTGAACGCTTGACGAAAGCTGGCAGTAAGGATGAGGGAGATATGGTTGCGATTGTTGCAAGTAAAACATATATCCTAGAACTCAAGAACAGGCAGACCCTTTCCCTGCCTGCTTTCTGGAGAGAAGCAGAGGTTGAGGCGCTTAACTACGCTACGGCGCGTGGACTTGGGGAAGTTCCCTTGCACTATGTGGTAGTTAAGCGTCGCAACTCTTCAATAGAAAAAGCCTGGGTCATCCAAGACCTAGCACAATGGTTGAAGGAGAAGCAATGATGCCAGTACCAGAGGGTGATATCACTACAACAGAGATACTAGAGCCAGAAGAGGTTGAAGAAGAAGATGATAATTTGTCTTAACTGCACCAAAGGTGGTCAGGAGAACGGTGCCGGTCATCTCAAGCGTGCCTCTAACTGGCACGATAAGTGCCAAGAAAGGGATTGTGTATGCCAACACAAGATTGGAACAGGCTGGGTAAAAACAAAAGATTCAAAGGTTCCGTTGATGCAAACGCAATCCCCATAGGAGTCATTGTTTCCAATTACGGAGGTGAGGTACGAGAAGGTAGGGCTGTATCTGTACGATGTTGTCTACATAATGATACTCGTAGATCGGCAGTCATCAACACTTTAGATAACTTATACTTCTGCCACACCTGCGGTAAGGGTGGCAATGCAGTAAACCTAGTATGTTTATTAGAGAACTTGGAGTTCAAAGATGGCCTCAAACGTGCAGTCGAGATTGCTACTCGAAGCGGCGCAGAGATACGCACAGGCAATAACTCCAGAGGCGTTAGGCGTGCTAGACGCACGTGGAATCTGTGAACTTACAGCAGCTTCTTTTCAGATAGGCATTATCACCGAGCCACTTAATGGTCACGAGATGTATAGCGGGTGGCTATCTATCCCATACATCACCGCATCGGGTAGTTGTGTTGGCTTTAAGTTTAGACGATTAGATAATCTTAAACCCAAGTATGGTTCACCTACTGGTCAGAAGGCACATCTCTACAACGTTTCCGATATCTTACTGATGAAGCCTTATATCGTGGTGTGTGAGGGTGAACTAGATACTGTGATTGTATCGGGTGAGTTGGGCATACCGGCAGTGGGAGTGCCAGGAGTTGCAGCGTGGAAGCCACACTATCCCAAACTCTTTAGCGGTTATGAAAGCGTTTATGTTGTAGGCGATAATGATGTCAAAGAAGATGGTTCTAACCCAGGAGCTGAGTTTGCAAAGCGTGTTGCCAATGAGGTATTTAACTCAGTTATTGTTACACTTCCACCTAATATGGATATCAATGATTACTACTTAGCCAATGGCGCTAGTGCCACACGCAAGTTACTGATAGGAGAGTCGGATGTATGATGATGACCGAGAGCGAGTGGGACACGATGCTACGGATTTTGCATACTATGGGCTTCCAAATCCTAAGCCACGATCGAGTCAAAGAAGAGATACTCATTTGCCCGAATCCAATCCGCTAGTAGGCCACGATGCAGTCATTGGTTATCGCTCTGTTGGGCTAAGCACCGAAGATCTCATATCCTTTATTGAATCCTTTGCCTCACTTCGTGCCTCACGTGTGAAGTCGGTAGGTCATAGTCAATATGCACTAGTGCAAGGACAGAAGTTTGAAGCCTTCACCACCTCAGATACCATCAGAGAGTTGATAGAGGAGTTAGCAGATGCTAGTAACTACATAGACTTTCTTGCCATCAAGCTGCTCAACATCCAGCACACAATAGATTTGGCGCTACCAGACTGTGACTGAACTACATCCAATAATCTATGACCTAGTACCTTCTGTTGCCAACACTATCTATCGCAGGTATAAGAACTATGTAGAGCGTGATGATATTAAGCAGGAGTGTGTGGCTTGGGCTATGACTAGGGCTAACGATCACAATGTAGATTTAATGGAGCCTGATGAGCACAAGCGCAGACACAATGAGCAGCGTATTGCCTGGCAGATGAAGCGTGTAGCAGAGCGTTATGCTCGCAAGGAGAAGGCTATCAAGTCTGGTTATAGCACCGTTGATGAGGTCTACTACGAATCCTTTACCTTAGCTCAGCTACTACCCTTTGTGATTGCATCGGTGCTAGATGGCACAGTGCTAGAGCAGGTGCAACAGATGATTCAAGATGGGCAACCCAAGGGCAAGTCCTCACCATCAGAGGGTGGCAACCTGCTTGCCAGTCTTATTGATATCAAGAAGGGTTATCTTAAACTAGAGGTAGAAGACCAGACTATCCTTCGCCTTCGCCACCACGAGAACTTTACGTTGCAACAAGTAGCACAATATCTTGAGTGTGCTACATCTACTGCTGATCGCAGATGTACCCAATCCTTGCGTAAGCTGCAAGAGATACTGGGTGGGTCTAGTCCTTGGAAATGAACGAAGAACTACTCTTTACCTTCTTGCGTGAGGGTTACTATCCTGACTTAGAGAAGGCACCAGGTATCTTTGATACCTTTGATTGTATCTCTGTGCAGGCTGCTCACTACATTGAACTCAAGTGCAGGGCCACACACTATGAAACCTTGTTGATTGAGGAGATGAAGTATCGCAAGCTGATTACTCAATCTGCTGAGCGCGACCTCATCCCCTTCTACATCAACTCGACACCACTTGGTATCTATTCCTTTGACCTGATGGATTTAGCAGAGCCGATTTGGTATGTGCAACACCTACCGGCTACCACTGAGTTTGAGAAGATAGGCAAGGTAAGCAAGTTGGTAGGTTACTTACCGATAGAAGAGGCAGTGCAGCTATGACTCAGTACCATCCCCGTCTGTCTGAGTGGTGCAAAGCGCGGCACGCAGATCCTCGATAGCGGTGTTGCAGGTATCGTATAGCGTGAAGGATTTGTAGTTCAGGTTCTGCACTGCGCTCTCTAAGGAGTTGAGCAATTCCATAAGCTGATGATCTTGGGTTATCTGCGAGATGGTCAAACCTGCTTTCACGGGTCCATAGGGTGAGAGCGCACTTTCTCTCTTCCTCCCCATATCCGAGTGCTCGTAGGTAACTGA